ATTCAGAGCTACGATACGGCATTTAGCAAGTCTGACAGAGCTGACTATAGTGCTATTACGACATGGGGCATATTTCAACCTGTGGAGGGTGAGGCAGATGCGATTATTTTGTTAGATGCCGTAAGAGGACGTTGGGATTTTCCAGAATTAAAGGAAATAGCCCAAGAATTAAACCAACAATACGAACCAGATATGATTTTAATAGAGCAAAAAGCGAGTGGTATGCCCTTGTCACAAGAGCTTGTTCGTATGGGTATTCCTGTTACTCCATTCACTCCAAGTAGGGGTGCGGATAAGTTTACAAGAATGAATGCTTGCTCTCCAGTGTTTGAAAGTGGTATGGTATGGTGTCCTGACACCAAATTTGCTGAAGAGGTGGTCGAAGAATGTGCTGCTTTTCCAAATGGTGAACATGATGACTTGGCAGATAGCATGACTCAGGCTATACTGCGATTTAGACAAGGAGGTTTTATTATAACTCCAGATGACTATAACGAGGATGAAGATAGGCAGTGGAGAAGTAAAAGAGAGTATTATTAAAGGAGATTAATATGAGTAAATTAGTGGGCGGTCAAAAAAAACTTGATAAAAATAAAGATGGTAAAATATCTGGTGCAGACTTTAAAATGATGGAAGATGGGGGAGAAGTTAAGTCTGAAGCTAACTCTAAAGGACACTCTCGTGGTGGTAAAGCCGCCATTGCAGGTACAAAGTTTATAGGTGTTAGGTAATAATGTACGGAATCGGTTCATATGGGTTGGGGCAGTTGGATGCTCTCCCTTTTTCCTCCCTAGAAAGGGATGAAGCTCTACCTGCTCCAACACCAGAGAAAGCAGTAAGTAGAGCATTGAGTGGAAAAGAGGGAGATGTGCCTGATAAATATCTTGTTGCATTGGCAAAAGCTAACAAAGCAAAAAGCAAAACTGCAAAAGATCATTATATGCAGGAAGCTCAAAAAATTTTAAATGAAGATTTGTTTTCTTCTAACATGGGGATGTTTGGATAATGGCAGTTGAAACAGGAACAGGGGCTGGTGGTAATGTCAATGGTGTATCTCCAGAACTTGAACAGGCAGAAATAGATTTAATTGAGTTTGATAAAGAGCAAGGCATTACAGAGTTTGATGATGGCACTGCAATTATTGGTGAGTTTGAAGAACAAAACGAAATGGTTGAACAGCCAATGGATTTTAACGCTAATATAGCTGATTTTGTTGATGACAGTGTTTTAGGACCTATATCCAATGACCTTATTGGTGATATAGATGATGATATATCCTCTCGTAAAGATTGGGAAGACAACTACAAGGATGGCTTGTCTTTTCTAGGTATGAAGCCAGAAGAGAGGTCACAACCATTTGAAGGAGCTTCTGGAGTTGTTCATCCATTGCTTGCAGAGTCTGTAACACAGTTTCAAGCACAAGCTTATCGTGAGATGTTACCTGCAGGTGGTCCTGTTCGTACACAGGTTATAGGTGCTGATAATCCTATGCTTTCTGCACAAGCAGAACGTATTAAAGAGTACATGAATTACCAGATTACTTACGAGATGGAGGAGTATGACCCTGAATTAGACCAGATGTTGTTCTATCTACCGATTGTGGGTTCTACGTTTAAAAAAGTTTACTTTGATCCGTTGCTGCAAAGAGCCGTAAGCAAGTTTGTCTATGCTGAAGACTTAGTTGTTCCTTATGCTGCAACTGATTTGCTTACAAGCCCTAGAATAACACACATTATTCGTATGAGTGAGAATGAAGTAAGAAAGATGCAGATTGCAGGGTTCTATCGTGATCTCGATTTGCCATCTTCTGGTTCTATAAACAATTTATCACAGATTCAAGAAGCAGTAGACGACATACAGGGGGTAGGACCATCAGGTATGAATGAAGAACTAACAATATATGAGGTGCATACGAACCTTGATATTGAAGGTTTTGAAGATATGGGTGCAGAGGGAGAGCCTTCTGGTTTAAAACTGCCGTATATCGTTACAATTCTTAAAGAGACAAGCGAGATACTTGCTATTCGCAGAAACTATAACGAACAAGACATGATGCGAAAGCAAAAGCAGTATTTTATACATTACAAGTTTCTCCCTGGCCTTGGATTTTATGGATTTGGCCTTACACACATGATTGGAGGTCTTGCCCAAGCTTCTACATCTTTACTACGACAACTTATTGATGCAGGTACTCTCTCTAATCTCCCTGCAGGTTTTAAGTCTCGTGGTGCTCGTATTCGTGATGAGGACAATCCAATCCAGCCAGGAGAATTTAGAGATATAGATGCGATAGGTGGTGATATTAGAGGTTCTCTAATGCCATTACCTTTTATAGAGCCTTCAGGAACTTTGTATAGTCTTCTAGGCACTTTGGTTGATGCAGGTAGACGTTTTGCTTCAATGGCAGACATGAAAGTTGCTGAAATGGGTGGTGAACAACCTGTAGGAACAACTATGGCTATTATGGAACGTGGCACAAAAGTTATGTCTGCGATACATAAACGTCTGCATTATTCACAGAAGATAGAGTTTAAACTGTTAGCGAGAATATTTTCAGAAAACCCTACACCATATCCGTATATGGCTGCAGGAGGTCCACCTGAGATAAAAGCACAGGACTTTGATAATAGAATTGATGTATTGCCAGTTAGCGACCCCAACATATTCTCTATGTCACAGAGGATTTCACTTGCACAGACACAATTACAACTTGTGCAGTCAAACCCACAGATACATGGTGGTCCACAAGGTTTATATCAGGCATATCGTAAAATGTACGAGGCTCTTGGTGTTGGTAATATTGAAGCTATACTACCACCCCCTCCACAACCTATGCCAATGAACCCTGCAAAGGAGAATCAAGCGTTTTTAACAGGAGGAATGGCACAAGCATTTCCACAGCAAGACCATCAGGCTCATATTAAGGCTCACCTAGCGATAATGTCCACTCCTGCAGTACAGGCTAATGTGAATGCTATTGCGGCTGTACAGGGGCATATTCAGGAGCATATAGGGTTATTTGCAGAGATACAGGCTCAAGAGGAGATTATGGCTAATCTACCACCTGAAGCACAACAGATGATGCAGACAAGTCCTGAGTTCCAAGCAAAGATACAAGAGCAAGTTCAGAACATGGCTGCAAGCTTGGCTGCAGAGATGATAGAGCAATATGCTCAAAGTGTTACACCTGAGAAGTCAGAAGATCCACTTGTGACGATTAGGAAGCAGGAATTAGCATTGAAAGGTGCTGACATTGAGAGAAAGAAAGATGAGTTCGATAAATCACAAGAACTTGACAGAGAGAAAGAAAGGAACGATGCTCTTGTACAGCAACAACGAATTGATATCTCAGAGGAAGCTCTTGAGGATAAAACTCGTATTGCAGAAGAGAGAATACAAACGCAGCGTGATATTGCTGCAATGAATAACTTATCAAGGAGGCAATAATGTCATCATCAATTTACGAAAAAATTGCTAAACAAATGAAAGAAGCGAAAATTATGCGTAGAGAAGCTATAAATAAAGCGAAAGAAACTGCCGAAACTGTTATGGTTCGTGCAAGAACTGCCGCTGGTCATTATATAGCCGATAATCCAGATACACCAGAGAACGAAGCTTGGGAAGAAAAACCAAAAGCTGTAGTTAAGAAAAAAACAACAAAGAAAGCTAAGAAGAAGAGTTGACAAAGCCAACAGTAAATTCCCTTAACCAAGAGATTCATTCTCTTGATTCACGCACGACTCGCTTGGAAACTGAAGCTAATATTCAGTTTAAGGACATCTATAATCGTTTTCGGAGGATTGAAAATATCCTTATTAGTGCTTTTGGTGCTACTTTTCTTTTACTCATAACTATAGTCATACGGATGTAGTATGGACCCTCTCACTATAAGTGCGGCTATCTCAACTGCCACAGCCGCCTTTGGGGGTATTAAAAAAGCGTTTATGGCAGGTCGAGAACTGGAATCAATGACGGCTGATTTAAGTCGTTGGATGGGAGCAGTCTCAGATGTATCAAACATTGAAAAAAGAGCGAAAAATCCGACTTTATTTTCTAAAGTTTTCAATGGACAGAGTATAGAGCAGGAAGCTATCGAAGCCTTTGCTGCCAAAAAAAAATTAAACCAGCAGCGTGACGAGTTGAAAACCTTCATAATGTTCACTCATGGCACTAAAGCTTGGGATGAGCTAATTCAGATGGAAGGGCAAATCCGTAAGCGTAGACAGAAGGAAGTTTATGAAGCACAAGAACGTAAAGAAAAGATTCTATTCTGGACTATTAGCATCTGTACCCTTGGTATCGGCATTGCTATCCTCGCTGCTTTTGCTTACGGTCTCTTCTTGCTTGACAGAAGCTCATGAGCATTATAGGAGGCCAACCCTTGACAATGGGGGATACACGATTTGCCGACTTAAAAAAGTCGAGAAAGTCCATGAGAGCTTTCGAGGGAAAAAAACAAGACAATACTGGTGTTTGTATGAAGGAGCAAACGGTAGTGGGGGAATCGAAATCATGGAGAGCATTGACGCTTGCCCTCGTGAGATCGTATGTCTCTACGATCCAAAAGACAAAAGAGTTACAATCAAAGACCTAATGAGTGCAATGAAGGAGGCGTTTAAATGACACAAAAGACTTTTAAAGGTAAAGCAGCTAAAGAATTTGCAGCAAAACTGGATGTTAACGGGGACGAGCAAATAGACGACCTTGAGATTATGGAGCGAAAAATCCGTCTGGAGAACGACAATGCCAAACAGGATCAACAAAGATATATGGTCTGGTTTAGTGCTGTGTCCGTTACAGCTTATATTGCGGTGCTTATGACAGATCTCGTTCCGTTGGATAGATTAGATCATTTAAGTAGTATTGGTAGCACTTGGGTTCTTTCAAACATGGGCATAATTGGAGCCTTCATAGCCTCCAGTGCATTCTCAAAGAATGGCTAATGTTAACTTCCAATCAATAGCTTTGGGAGTATATCTTTTTATATGTTTGTTTGATTTTGTACTCGTTCCTGTATGGTATGGGGTAAACAGACCTGAAATAGCTAGTTTTATAGATACAATGAATACAATGGAAAATGCTCAACTTCAAATGGAGCTTATGAGAAAGATGACAGACCACCATGATCCATACACTTTGATGGGTGGGGGCTTGTTTCATTTGTCGTTTGGAGCCATATTAACAGGAAGTGTTTTAAATAGAAAAAATAAGGAGGAGTAATGTACGAATATGCAGTTAAAGAAATAACTAAAGTTATAGATGGCGACACGGTTGATGTTGTGATAGACTTGGGGTTTGACCTTTCAAAAAAAGAGCGTGTTCGTCTTGCTGGTATAGATACTCCTGAAAGTAGAACTAGAGATGCAGAGGAGAAAGTCTTTGGCCTTGAAGCTAAAGCATATCTTACGGAAAGATTAGAGGGTTCTGAAGGTTTAATTGTAAAAACAGAAAAGGACGGCAAATACGGTAGAATGCTTGGTTGGTTTTATAGTAGCGATTCTGAACATAGTATAAATAACGAAATGATTGAAAAAGGTTACGCTTGGGAGTATGATGGTGGCAAGAAAGAGAAGAATTTACAAGATTTAGCAGATATAAGGGGAGTTCCAGTTTGAGTGTATTAACGAGTTTAGTAGGTCCAGTAACAGGTCTTTTAGATAAATTTATCGAAGACAAAGATCAAAAGTCTGCTCTGGCTCACGAGATAGCGACTATGGGCGAGAAACACGCTCAAGAAGCTTTATTAGCACAGCTTGCAATAAACAAAGAAGATGCGAAAGGAAACTGGTTTCAAAGTTCCTGGCGACCATTGACTGCTTACGTTTGTTTGTCAGGCTTTGTTATAAACTATTTAGTAAGTCCATTGGCTGCACCATTTGGGGTTGTTATTCCTCAAGTGGATGTATCTATGATGGTTCCAATTTTAACTGGAATGTTGGGTCTTGCTGGATTACGTTCATTCGAACGTGTTAAGAAAATAGGTAAAAACTAATCAAGGAGAATATTATGAAGTCTAAAGGCGGTGCGAAAGGCGGCTCAATGCAGGGTCGCAAAACTAAAAAAATGATGGGTGGAGGTAAAGTAAAGAAAAAAGGTTACGCTATGGGCGGTAAAGT